TATGGGTATCAACCAAAGAATCTCAGGTTCACGAAAGGCGGATTCAAAACACGAAAACACCTTAGTTATTGTGAACCAACCATGGGTTGAATTACCGGATAATCCATTCGGACAACCCAAAATCAAAGCTAAAGGTGGTGAGTCAGTTTGGCTCAACTCATCATTGGTATTCCTATTCGGAAACCAAAAAGGTGCTGGCACCACAAAGATTACCGCGACCAAAGACAAGAGAACGGTGAAGTTCGCAATCCGTTCAAAAATTTCTGTTATGAAGAACCACATCAACGGATTGGGTTACGAAGACGGAAAGATTATTGTCACACCGCACGGTTTCTTGGCGGGTAAAGATACCGCCGAAGAGAAGTCGTCCATCGAGTCATACAAGAAGGAACATTCTGACTACTGGAAGGAAATTATTGGTTCGGACGGGGACTTTTCCCTGAACGAAGAGAAAGACCCTGAAACACTCTAATATGTTGTTAGGATTGGGTATATTCCTTATGGGTTTTGGTCTTGCAGGTTTTGTGCATACCGTTTATCAAATTTACACTATGTCGAACCCTTCAAAAGGTAAGAAGTGAAAACTCTTTTAGTAGATGGAGATAATTTATTTAAAATCGGATTCCACGGAGTCCGTGAATTCTTCGTTGATGGAAATCACATCGGCGGAGTCTTCCACTTTCTCAACACACTTAGAAAACAGTTGGATGAGCACAACTACGATAAAGTCATTGTCTTTTGGGACGGTGACGGCAACTCATCCCAACGACGTAACATATACCCCAAGTACAAACTAAACCGAAGACAAGATATGAACGAGTTCAAACTCGAATCATATCACATTCAAAAGGAGAGAGTAAAACAGTACTTGGAGGAATGTTTCGTGCGTCAACTTAGGGTTGACAACAATGAATCTGATGACCTAATTGCGTACTACTGTCATGTGGCCAAAGATGAGGATAAAGTCATCTTTACCGCAGACAAAGACCTATTACAACTCATCGATTCAACAACATCCATCTACTCACCGATGATCAAAGTGATGTATAAGGTGGGGGATAAAGTATCCATTATGGGTAACCAAATTCCTCATCAGAACATCCTGACTCTCAAGGTGATAATGGGTGACAAGAGCGATAATATTGATGGTATCGAAAGACTTGGGGAGAAGACTTTTCTAAAGTTTTTCCCTGAGGTCCTTGACGAAGTGGTTTCTGTAGATGATATTTTATCTAAAACCAATCAACTTCTTCAGGAGAATGAAACTAACAAAGCACTACAGAATCTTGTCAAAGGAAAGACAAAAGACGGTGAACTCGGGGATACATTCTTTGATGTCAACAAGAGAATCGTGGATTTGTCTAATCCAATGATTACTGAAGAAGGTAAAGAACTTGTCGAACTTTATTATCGTGAAACAATGGACCCCGAGGGTAGGGGGTCGAAGAATCTTATCAGAATGATGACAGACGATGGTTTCTTCAAATTTTTACCTAAAACCGATGAAGCTTTTTTGAACTTCGTCAAACCGTTTACAAAACTAACAAGAAAAGAAAAAAGACAATTCAAACAATCAAATTAAATTTTATGAAAGAACAGGATATCGTAAAGATGGAGTTTCTCATCACTTTGAATAACAACATCGTAATCCAAAGATACTTCAACGTAAGAGGTTACAATTCAACGGCTCGTTCATCTATGGAACTACATGAATATATGAGAGATCTCGTTGATGCATTTGAGCAAACTCAGAAAATGCGTACTGTCGTCTACATGATGGACAACCAATATGATATTTTGGAAGATCCAACAATTTTGGATACTGACAATACCGACAGCAACGAATATTTCAATTTTTATGTAAAAATTGGTGAGCAGACAATTTGTCACCGAATTTTAGATGCGAAACTTTTCCCACCTAAGATAAGATACACCGTAGACATACGCCAGCAAGCAAAAAGTGTTCTTCGACACTTGACTGACATATTTTCATCACAAAATTTTGTTACTAACTACCTGAATTATACCCTCGCTTGAGTGTATTTATTCTTACAGAAAAAGGGAAAATAAATTATGTCAAATAGGAACTTCGAATATCTCGGAAATACATTTCAATTACAATTACTAAACCAAATTATTCTCGACAAAGAGTTCGCGCATTCCATCATTGACGTGATTGAACCCTCGCATTTTGAGAACAAATATTTCAAAACGCTACTTCAATTAATCAAAGAGTACTACGTAAAATACGATTGTACTCCATCCTTTGAAACTTTGTTTCAGATTGTCAAAAGTGAGTTTCCTCAAGAGATGATGCTCAAGATCCTCAACGATACAATCAAACAAATTCAAGACGCTCCAATTGATGGTGGTGAATTTGTTCAAGAAAAGGCGTTAAAGTTTTGTAAGCAACAAGAACTTCAAAAGGCTATTGTCAAGTCTCAAAAAATCCTTGACAATGGGGAGTTTGAAAACTATGAAAAGTTGGAAGAACTCTTCAGAGCGGCAATTCAGATTGGTGAAAACAACAATAAAGTTGAAGATGTATTCAACAATTTGGATGACGTACTCAATGAAGATTTCCGTCATCCCATTCCTATGGGAATTGTAGGGATTGACAAACTACTCAAAGGTGGATTAGCTAAAGGTGAGATCGGTGTTATTTTGGCACCAACAGGTGTTGGTAAAACCACAATCTTGTCCAAGATCGCTAACAGTGCATTCAACAACGGATACAATGTGTTACAGTTGTTTTTTGAGGATAACCCAAAGGTTATTCAGAGAAAACACTTTACCATGTGGACAGGAATTGCACCTGATGAATTACCATTTCACCGTGATGAAGTTTTGGAAAAAGCTCGTCAGGTAAAAGAAGAGATGACTAACAAGTTATACTTGAAGAAACTTCCTTCTGATACTCACACTATGACTCAAATTAAAAACATGATTCGTAAGATGATTGCCGATGGTCATAAGATTGACATGATCTTGGTTGATTACATTGACTGTATTGTTCCTGACAAAAACTTAGGTGATGAATGGAAAAGTGAGGGTTCAGTTATGAGAGGGTTTGAGGCACTTTGTCATGAACTGAGCGTTGTGGGTTGGACTGCGACACAGGGTAACAGAAGCTCTATATCTTCTGAGGTAGTCACCACCGACCAGATGGGTGGTAGTATTAAAAAGGCTCAAGTAGGTCACGTTATCATTTCTGTGGCAAAGACCCTTCAACAAAAAGAAATGAACTTGGCTACCATCGCCATTACCAAATCTCGAGTTGGTAAAGATGGTGTTGTTTTTGAGAACTGTAAGTTCAACAACGAGTTGTTGGAAATTGATACTGAAAGTTCTGTAACCTTCCTTGGATTTGAAGAAAAAAAGGAAGAGCAGAAAAGGGACCGTATCAAGGAACTTATGGAGAAGAGACAACAAAGAGAAAGACAGCAAGGTTAACTTGCTCAAATAAAAAATAAAATTATAGATAAACAATGAACGATCTAATAGACATGATTGGTAGTGACCAACGTTTCGTCATCAAACGAAGTGGTGACCGAGTATTATTCGAGGTTGATAAGATCAAAAATGCTGTTTTGAAGGCTATGGAAAGTGCTGGTAGAGTAGACGGAGAAATGGCTGAGAAAATTGCTCGACTTACAAAAAAAGGTATATTCAGAGGTAATAGACATCATATTCCACACGTGGATGAAATTCACGATATGGTTGAGAATAAACTTATGGATAATGGTTTGAATGATGTTGCTAAGGAGTATATTATTTACCGATCTAAACATCAACCAAACATCTTCACAAAAAGAGTAAACTTGAAACCATATGAATATCCGGACTTGTTGAATTATGTAGATGCTATTAGACACTCATATTGGGTTCATACAGAGTTCAATTTCACTTCTGATATTCAGGACTTCAAGGTACACTTGAATCAAAAGGAACAAACCGCAGTTCAACGTGCTATGTTGGCAATCTCTCAAATTGAAATAGCGGTTAAGACCTTTTGGGGTGATATCTACAAAAGATTACCAAAACCAGAAATTGGAAGTGTTGGAGCTACTTTTGCTGAATCAGAAGTGAGACACGCAGATGCTTATTCACACCTAATTCAATTGTTGGGACTTAATACAGAATTTGAAAATCTACTTGAGGTACCCGCTATCCGTAAACGTATCAAGTATTTAGAAAAATCAATTTCAAGTTCTAAATCAATTGATAATCAAGATTACTTTGAATCGGTAATTTTATTTTCTATGTTTATAGAAAACGTATCTCTTTTTTCTCAATTTTTGGTTATCATGGCTTTCAACAAACATAAAAATGTCCTCAAAGGAGTTAGTAATGCTGTTGAAGCAACATCAAAAGAGGAAAACATTCACGCTGAGTTTGGATTTGATTTGGTGAACCTAATCAAAAAAGAAAATCCAACTTGGTGGACAAAAGACCTTATGGAGGATTTGGTTGACGCAACTTTAGAAGCTTACGAATCTGAGGTTGAAGTTGTGAACTGGATCTTTGAAGAAGGTGATTTAGATTTTCTCACCAAAGAACAAACTTTAGAGTTTATCAAACACAGATTCAATCTATCTTTGAATTCTATTGGTATTGAAAATGTATTCAAAGTTGATAAAAAAATATTGGAAACGACAGAGTGGTTTGATGATGAAATTCTA